ATAATTACAGAAGTCTTAAATAAGATTGCCCAAATACAGCGTAATAATAGAGTGAGGAAGTTTAAGCGATGAAAGTATTGAACTTGTATGCCGGGGTTGGCGGCAATAGAAAGCTGTGGGGGGGGGGTAGAAGTAACCGCTGTTGAATTAAACCCCTCCGTAGCCGCCGCTTATGCGGATTTATACCCAAATGATACAGTGATTGTTGGTGACGCTCACCAGTATTTACTGGATCATTATCACGAATTTAACTTTATTTGGGCAAGTCCTCCGTGTCAAAGTCATAGCAGATTAAGAAAAATAGCGGCAACAACTTACTATACAAACCCTAACAAATATAACGTAACAAAACCTATTTATCCGGATATGAAACTTTGGCAAGAAATATTATTTTTACAGCACTTTTGCAAATCAAATTGGGTAATTGAGAACGTTATACCTTATTATAAGCCGCTTATTCCGCCTACATTTAAATTGCAAAGACATTATTTTTGGAGTAATGTATTTGTTATGGAAACTAATTTTGAACCTCAAAAAATAGATTTTAATAATAACAAAAAAGGTGAGGCACATTATATTGATTTAGGCAAGCGAAAATTTGAGGGTATAAAAAAGTGGCAAGTTTTGCGTAATTGCGTCCAACCCGAACTAGGCTTATATGTTTTTCAGCAAATAATAGGAAAGGAAAATAAAATATGAAATTTCAAGTTGTAAGAACCAGCCAATGGCCGAGCGAAAAAAAATCGCCGTGCCAAGAGGCAATTTATGATAAAGAAAAAGAAATGTGGATTATTGAATTTAATACCCTTAACGATCTACTCTCTTTTACTAAAGAAAATGGTGATTATATTGTATTATCAACACCAACAGAAGATGGGGAAATACCCACGGTAGAAATATATGATGATTACCGAGAGTAATTATTCTTTAATATCTTCAAAATAACGTCTTGCTAACACCGGCAAGACGTTATTTTTGTGTCATCGCAAACCGCCGAATCTACACAGAATCAGTTTAACATATTGAATAATCAAAATAAATGTGTGTCAAAGGTTGTATTTAAAATCACCCTCAATGTTGCAAATCACCAAAAATGTTGCAAATAATGTTACAAAACAATTTTGCTAACATTAACAAAAAGGTTGCAAGTCATATATCCGTTTTCACGACCAGCAAAGCAATTTGTAAGTCATTAACGACCAGCAGATTTTAATTATTTTTAATTACCCTTAATCGTAAAATTAGGGGTAAATTAGGGGTAAATATATTTCAGGGATAAAAATAAGGCTCTCACCCGAAACAGTGAAAGCCTTTATTTTTCTATTGGTGCGCTAGGCCGGACTTGAACCGGCACGGGATAAATCCCAACAGATTTTAAGTCGGTTATCTTATCTTTTAATTAGCCTTAATTTTCCTTAATTGACACAATAAAAAGCCTTGACTTTTCTTAACTTTGCGCTATTTTACTTTTAATTATCGTTAATTAGTTTTAATACACCGTAACGCAAAAATTAGGGGTAAATTAGGGGTAAAATGGATAGGCAGAAAACAAAATTTAAGGGCGTATTTTTCCGTGAACATAAAACGCGCAAGTATGGTATTCGCAAAGATAGGTATTATTATTTGCGCTATACCTTAAACGGCAAACAAAAAGAGGAGGGTTTTGGTTGGGAGTCGGAGGGTTACACTGAGGCAAAAGCCGCCGCAGAGGTGGAAATAATCCGTGAAAATATCAAAAAAGGTATAGGTTATACTTCACTTAAAGAAAAGAACGCCCCGATAAAACAAGCTATTCAGGAAAAGGAAAACGAAAATATAACCTTTTCCGAATTTTACGATTTATACGAAACGGCGCAATTTGGCACAAAAACACCGAAAGGCATAAAATGCGAAAGACAATACTTTGATAATCATATTAAAAAACATATAGGCGCAAAGCCGTTAAAAGATATACAGATTGAGGATATAGAAAAAATAAAGCAATCTATGCTAAAAACAAAAACCACCGCTCACGCGTCAAAATATGCGGCGGCAACCATAAATCACGTTATTAAACTTTGTCGGCACTGTTTTAAGGTGGCAATATTATGGAAGAAAACGACCGAAAACCCAGCCACCGCTGTTAAATTATTGCCGTTAGAAAATCAGCGTTTACGCTTTTTCACACATTCCGAGGCGGAAATATTGCTTGAACAGCTTAAAAAAATACACCCGGCAGACGCAAAGAGCACTGGTTACCAATATTACAAAACATTTAAAACTTCTCAAACTTATGAAATGGCTCTTGTTTCGCTATATTGCGGTTGCCGCGCCGGTGAGTTATTTGCTATAAGAGCAAACGATATAAACTTCACCACCGCCTTTTTAACAATCCGTAAATCAAAAAATCATAATGCGCGCAATATACCTATGCCGCAAATCATTCAAGATATGTTTAAACAACGACTGCAGTCGTTAAATATCACTGGGGAAAACTTTGTTTTTCAAGATATGAACGGCGGCGCATTGTATGAAATATCAGATCGTTATCAAGAGATTGTAGATAAGCTTTTTAATCAAGGAGTAAAAGACAGACAACAAAAAGCGGTATTTCATACTTTGCGCCATACATACGCCAGTTGGCTTGTAATGGCTGGAGTGGATTTATACACGGTTAAAGAACTTATGGGACATAAAACTTTATCAATGACAATGCGCTATGCCCACCTTGCGCCGCAAAAATTCACCGCCGCCATTACCGTATTAAACAATCATTCAGCCGCACAGGCACAGCCTAAAGAGGCTTGATATTTAATATTATTCATTTTTGCCACCGCTTTGCTTTCGCAAAAGCATTTACGGCTATAATATTCACTTTTCTTGCCTCTGTTAAATTCAGAAACAGGGCGATGATAGCCCATTACACGTGTCCATATTTCACATTTTTGCCGTTCATCATCTTTTAATTCAATATTAGCGTTCATTATATTGCCCTCCGTTAAAATTTATTGCCAATTGTTTATGGTGTTTCTTACGCATTATTTCTGCGCGCCTATCGCGTAAATAGTTTTCCAGCCCCTCATTCATAATTACGCGCGGTTGATAGTTGGGAAATTTCTTTTTGAGTTTAGCACACACTTCCGGCAATTTTAAATTCTCATAATAATCAATATCCTCACCACCTTGCCCAATAATAAAATGCGCCCATTCACCGTGAATTTTCATAAGATAAGCGTGGCGGATTACTTTTATTTGTCGTGCGTGTTTTGCGTCCTTTTCCTGTTCCTCCGGCAAATAATCAGGAAAAGGGATTCTTAATTCTTTTCCTTGCATAGCTCTAACTCCTGTCTTAACTTATCAATTCGCCCGATCCATTCCCAAGTATTAGGGTATTCATCAGCTGTTAATTTTTCCAATTCTTGCGCCACAGGTAAACCAGCCACAGGATAAACAGGGCAAAAGTCATAATGCACCGTTACGCATTGACTGGAGCAAGCTGTCACGCTTTGCATTAGGCTTGCTATGAATAATAGCTTTAGCTTTTGCCACATCTTCAACCTCCTTTTGCTTTGCCTCTGTTGTAATTACCACCTGTTGCACGGCTTTTAATTCGCACTCAGCCTTAACGCGCTTTTCCACTTGCCGGTTGCTCCACCAAAAAAACAAGCATACGCCGACCACCAAGCAAATTGCACGCAAGATAATGTCAATTATTTTCGCCTTTGTCATTTTTGCCACCTCTTATAATATCCACGAGTGAGCGTAGGGTATGTAGAGGCTTTTCAGCCAATAACCGTAACAAGCCGCCAATAACATCAAATATTTCACGCGCATAACTACAACCACCGCCGATAATTGCCACGGTAGTATAATAGTTTACATCAAACCCCTTACAAATACTGCCTATAATTAAAGCAATGGCTATTGAGGCAAATACTTTTTTAATTTTATCCGTTTTTGATAAAGGTTCTCTTGTCCATACCAACGAAAAACACCCGAAAATTAAACCAATAACGCCGCTTTCAAAAAATACGTCCTTTACTTCTTTCAACATTTATTGCCTCCATTAGTCAATATTGTTAAAAAATAAATGCGCTCCGATAGTTACGCACGGCGTTTTACCTTTTGCCCAATTAGGTTGCGCGCAGGCTTTAGGATTGTAGTAGTGCGTAGCACCTTTGGTTATATCCTCAATTTCGCCATCACAAACCTTTTGCGCAATTTCCAAACATTCCGCATACCTCGGATTCGCGTCAGTTACCTGTATAATGATTTTCCGGTTAGGATCGTTTTTATTCCAGCAACTAAATTGCCACGGTTTTAAACAAGTTGCCGCTATTGTTGCTATTTTATAACCGTTAATATTACTCCAGCCGCACATTTTCTTGCGGCGCACTCTATTTAAAACAACACAGGCAACCGCAATTTTGCCCTGCCTGTTTTCCCCACGCGCCTCACCATAGATTGTGCGCGCCAAAGTTTCCACATCATTTAAGTTATATGTCATTGCCCTTTATCCTTATAAATCAGGGCAACGCTCTTTTGATAAGCTCCAACTTATAATAATACTATACCTGTTTTAAAAAATTTAATCAATACCTAAAATATTGTTATATTCCGGCAGTGTGATATACTTGCCGACACAAGCGGCAAGCATTGTGTCCGTAATATCACCCGAACGGTATAAGCGCTTAATGCTTGCGGCTATATCACAACCTTTAATAATCGCAAGCACCACTTCATCAAGATTGCTATTCGTCATCTTCTGCGTCAGGTAGCTGTTCTCTCAAAGTGTCAATTTCGGCGCGGCGCTGTTGAGCGATTGCCTCTCTTTCACGATATTTTTCATATTCCGGCAGAGATTCATTAGGAAATAAAACTTTGATTTTTGCCGCAACTTCCATTGCAACCTTACAACGTGCATAGTCAAGCGCTTTCAATTCTTGTTCACAAGCATTAATTCTTGCTAAAATTTCAGACTTTCTCATAATTAATTCCTTTCAACAAAATGCGGCGCATATTAAACACAGCCAGCCGAGCGTTGCGCCGTTTATGACTACCCGACCAACTATTAAAAGATTGCCAAATTGCCGCAACTTCCATTGCGCCGGATTTAAGCAACCCTAATTGTTTCTTTAATTTTCGCCGCTCACGCACAATTGCTTTACGGCAAGGTTTCTTAATTATTTTACCGGTTGTTGTTAAATAAAATTTTGTTTGTAGCCATTTTATACCATCGCGCAATCGCACAATTTTGGTTTTATTTGGTGAAAGCAAAATCTTTAATTTATTACAACAACTCTTTATCTTATCCAAAATAACCGATAGCACCGATTTTGAGCGCGCAATTATATAGCTATCGTCCATATACCGCCCATAGTAAATTTTTCCGGTTTTATATTCGGTTACAATATGATCTATTTCATTTGGGTAGCGTATTGCGTGTAGTTGGCTGGTTTCACTTCCCAACCCAAGCCCCATACCGCCATACGCGTCAATAAAATCATCAATCAACCTAATAATTTGTTTGTCTTTAATTTCCTTACGGCTTATAGCTTTGGCAACATCGTGATTTATATTGTCAAAATAGCCCTTAAAATCCATACATAAAGCATATCCGTCCGCGCCGTTTCGTTTCCAATATCTGCGTAAAAAGGTTGTTAGCCTGTCTTGGGCAAACTTTGTGCCTTTATTTTTACGGCTTGCGGCGTTATCATAGATAAGGCTATGTTCATATATCGGATATAAAACATACTTACAAAGAGCTTTTTGCACCACACGCTCATAAAACTTGACTGCAGATATATTGCGCCTTTTACCTCGTTCAAAAATATAGAATTTTGAAAAACCTTTACGCACATCGCGCCCGGCTTTCAAGTCCCTATATAATTTTTCCGTCATAAGCAACTGGTGTATGCTCCAGTGTTGCACGCTTGCTTTCCATAGAACACGCTTTTTGGCGTCATCAGCGGCGGCAAATAGATTATTCCGATTGCATATTAAATCAAAATTATCATATTGCTTACGATAAGCCGCACGTTTTATATCTCGTAGCGCGCGGCGTTTTTCAAAGCGTTTACTTCTTCTTGTCATTTTCAAACTATCCTTTTAAGTTTTGCAAGGCTGTTGGCAGATTTATACCTCATAATGAATCGGCTTAGATAAGCGTTCTGCCGCGTATAGCTTAAATGCAACTCCATATTTCAGGGGCGTATCACCGATCACCGTCAAAACTCATATTCACCTACATTAGGCAAGGTTTAATACTCCTTTCGTTTTTTGGCATTGTTTTCAGTTAAAAACCTACTAAGACGAGCCGTTAAAAGAAATCAGGCGAACGCCCGAATGTTGGCGTTGCTAGTGGCATTGTTGTTCGCATTGCCGTTGTTGTTCACATTGCACGCGTTAGAGGACGAACCCTCAACCACCGAAGAAAGCCATAAGTTCGTGCGTCGTTATACAGTATTAAACCTTTTCACCGTTTATAAGTTTAACGCTCTTTAAGGTATTCTTTAAGAGTATCAACTCATCAAACAGTAAACTTGTAATATTTTTGAGGTTATCCGGGGTGACGCTTTCAATTGCCCGACAGGCGAGTAAAAATTTATTTTCCAACTGATAGCAATTTACAATCGCGCGCTCCAAATACCGCTTACGTAAAGCAACCTTTTCCTCTGTATTCGGAAAAATTGCATTACTGCCAACAACATTATCCGCAAATTCATTGCTTTTATTGATAATATCTTGCACAAGAATATAACGATATTTTTTACTAAATCGCTTTTCGTTCATACAATAATTCAATATCTCAACTTGCAACTTTTGTGCGGTTGCAATGTATTGTGTAGCTGTTGTTTTTCGCTCCCTTTTGTAAACCGGCATTTGATAACCTCAAAAATATTTGTTAATCCATATTGCGCGGCATAAAAGCCGCGCTGTCTAGTGTCCGTTAAGCTCCGCTTAACCTAAGTGAAAGCAGGCGAACGCCCGAGCGTTGGCGTTGCTAGTGGCATAGCTGGTCGCATTGCCGTGGTTGTTCACATGGCACGCGTTAGAGGACGAACCCTCAACCACCGAAGAAAGCCATAAGTACGCGCGGTCAGTATATAGACGCCCATATTCACCAGCTTTCTTAAATACCGGAAATTGGCAATATGGTCCACGAGCGGCGTTATTGCTTGAACCTTTATCACCGGCACTGAATATTGGAAATCCATAAAATTCAACCTCACTTGGCACAAACAACTTACCACGTCCAGCCCAAGCGTTACCGGTTGTTTCCGTTAATAATGCGGTTGCGCTATAACGTTTATCAAGATAACATCTTTGTTCTACAATATAGCTTTGCAAATCTTCCGGTAATGTTTGAAAATATCCGGCGTCCTCTGCGTCAGCGCCAATATCGCCGCCGTAGTTTGTTGCCGCATTGTTCACGCCGTTTAATACTGCAAATAATTTACTTGAACGCCACGGATTCTGTTCGTTTTCCGAACCGTTATTATTATTGTTGTCATTCCATTTAATATATTCACCAACTCTGAAAAAGCAGGTAATATGGTTACGTAATAACGGCTCCGAATCGCCGCATAATCTATACGGCTCAATAGCCGCAATAATAACCTTGCGGCTTTGTGCCGCAACACTATTGCCGTCAATCGTCGCGGCAGAACAAGAAACATTGAAATAGTCCCCCGGATAAATACCTGAGTAGTTGCGAGCTTGCACCCTTGCGTGCAACCAAGCTTGAGTGCTTGAATAGTTACCGGCGGCAATTTCACCGGCAAACTTAACAGCCAAGTCAACGCCGTGATACGTTCCGTTGGCAATCTGTGCCGCTGTTTCTATATCCTCTGCATAAGGCAATTGCACCCACGTTGAAGTGCCGTTACCTATTTTTATCCGGCGTGTATCGGTTTCAAGCCCTTGTTCACCTTGCAATAATACAGGGTTATTCGTTACCCATTGTGCCGCTGTCATTTGACGTATTTGCACTTTTCTATATTCTGTCATATATTTTTTCCTTTCTTTATCTAGCTAGTTAAAAAACAGTATCGGCAATACCACCGTGAACAGGATCGTCCCATTCCGCAGTGTCATTTAAGCCACCGCAAATGGTTTCGCCCCATTCGGTAGTAGTAGCCACGCCACCGTGGACAATTTTGCCGAGATATTGCAGGTAGTGGATCACTGTTTCCACCCACCCAAGTGTTCCGGCAAGGCTGTTTATGTTGCCTGCCGCGTTAGCAACGTTTTGAAATTCCAAACTATCAAATCGCTTGCTAAATTCTTCCGTATTAGAAACAACAATTGCGGTATCAGCCTCTACAACTTCTGCCGCGTTAATAATGTCATTTGCTTTTTGGGAAACATTGCGTAAATCATTAATGTTATCGGTAATAGTTTTCATATCACCCTCAAAAACATTATCATAAACGGTATCAACTACACCACCGCAAAGTGTTTCCTCCCATTCCGCAGTGTCATTTAAGCCACCGCAAATGGTTTCGCCAAAATCCGTTGTATATGCAACACCGCCGATAATGTCGGCATTATAGTCACTGATTGTTTCAGCAACCAACCTGATTGTGCCAAGCACATCATTATTTGAAAGCTTTGCAATATCATTAGCTTTATCAGCCACGGTATTAACATTATTGATATTTTCCGACACACGTTTGACATTTTCGTTAGCTAAAAGACTGTTAGCGGTTGTTGTTGCAATATTTGCGCTATTCTCTGCGGCTGTTGCACTGGTTGCCGCATTGGTAGCGCTGGTTGTGGCGTTACTTTCCGAAGTTGCCGCGTTGGTAGCGCTGGTTGCGGCGTTATCCGCTTTACCGGCGGCATAAATAGCGTAATACTTTGCCGAGTAATTAGTGCTATCAACCTTACCACTGGTTTTGGTTGCCCATTGTTCAGCAAGTGTCGCCGAACTTGCCGCACTGGTTGCCGAGCCGGCGGCGGCGTCAACCTTATTTTGTATTTCCGTTCTAAAATCAGTAAATACCTGTTCAGGTGTGCGCGGATCAGAAATTTCAACTTTCACACATCGGTCAAGCACTTCTTTTTGCTGTTTTAATATAGCGGTGAGTTTATCTGCCGCGTCCTCAATAGATTCACTTGGCAAGCGCCCAAATTCTTGCCAGTCGGTCACTTGTTCAATCGGTATTGCATACACAACCGTAATGCGTTTGCCGGTTGCCGGTGCTGTTGTCATTGTCAGTGTTCCGGTTGCCGCGCCTGCCGCTGTCATAGTAAAATCGGTGTTTTCCGTTAATTCTGTTTGATTTCCGCCATCACTGTCAGCAAGATAAACTTTAACCTGTTTAGTGCCGTCATTATTGGCAAAATATTTAAATGGAATAGGGAAATTTACCGTTGCACCATCACCGGTATATGTAGCTCTCACGGGCATACTTGCAGGTATAGTCATATTATTACTCCATCAAAAAAGGAGGCTTAATTGCCTCCATCTAAAAAAAACGGCGAGCCATCACTCACCGCAAACCCATAAGCACAATAATAAAAGGCGGTAACTTTGCCACCGCCTTTATTCGTCATCAGAATCCCTTAATGAATACGGGCTCCAGCCGAGCCATAGCAATAACTCCTTGCCATATTCGCCCTCGTTAGCGTATTCACCGGCATTTTCCACAACATCTTTGGCATATTTAAGCGGCAAGCCGGTAACTTCACCAATAGGCTTAATAACGTCTAACACGTCCTCAAGCTCCATTTCGTCATCAGCAAACTTTAGCAAATCGTTTTTTAAATCCTCAACCGAACCCCAAAACGGCACTAAATCACGAACAGACATACGCGTTTTGAACATATTGCCGTTGTCCGTAATCCAGTTATATACGTTTTCAAGCACTTTATTGAGAATAAACCAACCATTAAGCGAGCCAAGAACAGCGGCGCGCAAATCATTATCTTTATCCCATCTAAAGCCATCACTCACAACTTGAAAGAACACCGGCAATAAAACGTGATATATGAATATTGTTTTTACCGCTTTGGCTTTACTCATTCTACCTGTTGCCAAACCGCGTATTGCGTTAATTTCCTTACGCAAATACTGGTTTTGCGAGCTGGTGAACATCGTAAATGCACGCCATAACGAGTTGCTTTGCATATAGCTTTGTTGGCTCAAGCGTCCCGATTGTTGCGTTTCGTCCGTTATACGCTCAAAAGCCTCAAGCGCTTTGGCTTTTGCCTCTTTTTCGCTCATACCGGCTTTCAGGTTTTTATTCAGCTCCGATTTATAGAGCGCCCAACCGCCCATATAAATTGCGCCTCTATCACCAAACTTAATATTAAACATCAGCAAATCATTCCATTTGATTTTGCCTTTGGCTTTTTTCATTTTGGTAAATAAATCGCTTTTGCTTATTTGGTCAAAGTCGCGGATAATATCCGTGCCGCGCGTTTTCATTAAGGTTGTGCCGCCAAGAGTTTTGATTGCCTCTTTAGGGTGTGCAAAAAAGTCAGCCACACCGGCAATAAAATCCTTTGTTCCTACATTTTCCCAATAAGCAGGAAAAGAGGTAAGCTGTTTTATTGCCAAACTAGGTTTAACCGCCAGCACCGACTTAGCATAATTCGCACGTAACTTATTCCAAAACTTGCCCCAAGCGTCAACTTTATCATTGCCGTTGTTGGCAAGATTGTTAATTTCATAAGCTATACGCTTATTCATTTCAGCGCCAAATAAAGAGTTAATAATGTTTTTAACGTCCTTATTTGCCAGCACCGCGTTAATATCGGTCAGCTTATCCATATAACCCATATAATGATTTTGCTGGTTGATGTATTTATTTAACGCCCTAAATGCACCTTGAATATTGATAACGCCAGTGCCAGCAACCGCCACTCTTTTCTTAGCGCCGCTAAAACTAGCGTAGCCGTGTGTGGTTTTATCGTCAATCGTTACACCGTCCACACTCATTGCACGTGGTGTGTAATACTTTGACTTAGGCAGGCTCATACCAAAATGTTCCTCATAAAAGGCATTAAACCGCTCATAATTCTCATTATAAAACCCAAATATAGCGTCAGCCACCGCCAAATCATCAGTAGTTAATTCGTCTTTAACCTTATTCAAAAACGCTTGATTGTATTGATTGACTGGATCGTTAATCATAATCTCACGCGTATCATCGTCCAAAGACTTCATATAAATATCTATAAGCTGGTCTTTGGTAAATGTGCGCTTGAACGCTTGCCATTTTTGATATTTCGGATTCCGTTCTTTTGGATCAATTAAGCCGCTCCATTCAATTACAACCTTTTTATCCAGCTCCGTGTTCATATAGTGTGTAACACTTTGCGCGTTGTTCATTGTGCCGCTCAAAGCCTTTTCCAGCTTTTGACTAATCAGCTCACTATCCGCCGCAATACCGGCATATTTTTTCTGTTCCGCCTCAAACATCTCTAAATCTTGTGAGATTGCAGATTTTCCGGTTTGTGTGCGTTCGTCATTCATAGAAAGCGTATCAAGCAAGCCGTTCCAGCCTTGTTGGCTCAATCCGAAACGTGCCAGCCGTTTTTTCAGCTCCGAGCTTTCAATATTCGGATTGATAGCGCCGTAGTTGGTTAAAACGTTTTTGGCGCGCTCAATCATTTGTTTTTTGCGTTCACGCTTAGCGTCCCCAGTGATTTTATCGGTCAGCCGCCCCATATTGTAGCTTTCAGCCAAGCCGTCATAAAGTTTCAAGAGTTCGCTGTTGCTAATCTTATTGAGGTTGTAAGAGAGTAGGCGGTTTTCAAAAATCAGTTGTTCAATATCAACATCACCGCCCGACTTCATTTGATCCTCAATCAGCTCAACGTTTTCTTGTAGCTTTTGCTTAGCCTCGTCTTTGTTCATTGTTGCCAATTCACGGTAACGAGCAAAAGCGTCATTGAGTTGTTTGTTCGGAAAACGCCCAACGAGTTTGCCGCCGCTTGTGCGTGGTTCGCTCCATTTAAGCAGTTTTTCAATCCGAGCCTTAACATTATCACGGTTAAAGTTCAAGCCGTCCAACTGGTTACGCAAAACAGTATAATCCCATTCGGTCAACACTTCTTTGTTGCTGTTAGCCGGTTTGTTTTCAAACTCTTTCAGAGCCTCCACAAACTCTTTATTTTTCATACCGTTGCGGAGCCGTTGAATAAGGTTTTGCATATCCGCCTTACTCATTTTGCCCTCATAAAGCAGTTGCATAGCGCGGTTAGTTTGCCATTGTGAGATATTGCCACGCTCCAACATTTGCCCCATTTTAAGCGTGCTTGCTTGCATAGCAAAGTCAAGCCCTTTACCACCCATCATTTCATCAAACGTTGCGCGCACTTCGTCCGTAATGTTAATACCTTTAAGGCGCTTAACCTCATACCAAAGGCTACTAATCCATTTTTTGAAACGAGCAAAAACGCCGCGTAAAATTTGGTTAGGCGCGCGTCCGTCCAGCAAATATATCTCATACGTATCAGCAAACTTTTCCTCTTGTTCACGCGTTAAGTTTCCGTCCTCAGAGCCAAGATATTTATAAATAGCCGCCAACTGTTCAGCAGTTTTAGCATTATCCGAGAATTTTTGCATATCGTGTAAAAAGAAGTGTCCGAGTTCGTGAATAACTGTTGACGCGTCAGCATTTTCAAAAGCATAGATAATGTTTTGATCGCCGCGTTCAACAAACGCCCCACGCGGCGGCACATTATCACCAAGCGTTTCTTGATAAAACTTTTGGACAACCTTTACGTCATCAGGGTTAAAAATAACAAAGCAACGTCCATCTTGTTTGCCATTATAGGTTATACCTTTAATACCATAAGCGTTTAACTGTTTGGACGCCTCTTTATTACCCTTACTAGTAACGGCAATATAACTACTATTATTAAAAACACTATCGTCCATTAAGGCGGATAACAGTGCATATATTTGTTTTCCTGTTTGCTCCTCTTTTAGCAGTATGTCCTTAAATTTATTATTACCATTAAGATCATCATAATCATTTGCCAGCCTTGTTAAAGCCTTTTTAACAATATCAGATTGTTCATTAAATGATTTTTGTTCATCAAGTAAATAAGGATTTTCCGGTAAATCTACCTCGTGGACTTGTCCCCATTGTTTTATAGTAAAATCATCATCAGTTAGCTTTTCTGCCTTTGCTTTTATAGCCTCAGCTTTTTCATAGCATTTTTTGAACGTATCAATATTTGTTCGTTGATAATTTTTCTTAAAGTCAATTATATATTCGTTCAACGCCTTTATAAAATATTCTCTAGGGTTCATATCAGGGTTGTTTTCAAGCAATAATAACGCGCCGTCATAATAGCCAATAAACCCATCTAAGCCCTTTAAGAAATCACCTATACTTTTATCTTGTATTCTAAGTGAAGATGATTGAGTGCCTAAAAAGGCTTTACGATAGCTTTCAGCTACATTTCTATTTAAGGCATAATATAAACCCCAACCGTGGACTTGATTCCCCTCACCAGTGCCAATAGCCTCAAGGCTAGGTTTATCATAATCCACACGACTACCAGCAAAAGCCGATTGAAAATAAGCCCTATCGTTTGTTTCATCTTTGTTAAGAGTATAAACATCACGTAAACCCTCAGCAAACTTCTTTTGCCGTTTATAGCCGAGTTTCTTAAATTTATTCTCATCAAATTCAGACACAGGGACAAATACCTGTTCAGCACCACGATAGAGAATAATGGAGCTACCTTTTTCAAGTTTCTTAGGCACAAAGATATTTGTAAAATCCTTTTTGCCATCATATTCAAAATAGAAAGGATCGTGCCGCCCATAAGGGTTAGACGCGTCAACAATGTTATACATAAAGAAATCTTGATATTTTTTCTTTATCTTACGTGCCGCATTATATTTATCCTTTTTATCATAATACTCAGCATTATCAGCCGCAAAGCTATCCAGTATTTTATCAAATTCCGCCAAATCAGCCTCAAGCTGTTCATCAGATATTGCACCTTGTAAGTAAATATCGTTAGTGCTTTCGCTAAACGAGCCGCGGTTAAGTGTTGATTTTATTTGATTCGGCTCAAAAGCAACCCATACGCCGTGCGCCGCAGAAATACCATCATTTTCAGGTTTCAAATTATAGTCGCTTAGGGCTGGATTTTCAATTTTCAAATATACAGGCATAATTGTTTTGCCGTAATTTTGTGCGTCATAGTATTCTTTTGTAAAATAAAATCCTCTGCCTTGATATAGGTTTTTATGCTTTTTGCCTATTGCGCCCTTATCAAATTCCCTAAACTTCTTATTTGTGCCGTGATATACCACCAACGGTTTGCCGTCAGCGTCAACAACCTTGCTATCACCAAACCATTCATAAAAGGCGCGTAATCCCTCAGCAGTTTTAGCAATACGGCTACCATCACTGTTGGTTGCCCAGCGGTCAACACCATTTATATTTATCTTTTCGTCCGTATAGGTATTGACAAACTCAATTAAATCATTTATAATAATGTCAATACCGCTGTTGTTTGCGACTGTTGCTTTGTCAGCTTTCGCGAAATTCCCTAAGGAGTTTCCAGCGGTATTTTTTCTGCCTACTTTCAAATCATACGCCGCAAGCTCTCTACCTCCATTTTCTTCAATTTCAATATCGGTTAAATCTTTATTGCCGTTTGCCAATTCTTTAACTGTAATCTTAACAATAAAAGTTTCCGCCGGTGAATCGCTGTCTTTTTGAGATTGAATAACATTTGCGTAGCGGTGTATCTTGTTTTTAGAGTTATGTTTTTCGTCATTATGTGTTTTAACCAATATTGCACTATCAAAAATATCAGCAATGTTGGCAATACATTCCTTGCCTAAGACGCCACCAATATTACCATCAAGCCTATTACCAGTTGACTTAAACATTTTATGTAAGGCTTTATTTGATAACGTAGCGGTTTCACCTCTTGCGCTGTTTTTCAAAACGCGCATACCTTTTTCGTTTACCTTAACTTTTGTATCAAGCGCGGCAATAACATCATCAAGGCTTACGCTTTCGCTATTTTCACGGTCAGAAAAAAAGCGGTTGATCTTAACCGCTTTAACTTTTTCGTTTTCTCTACCTTTAAGCTCAGGGTTTATATCCTTGCGCTCAAATTTCAGCCGCTCAGCGTCAATTTCGGTTATCTTGTTTGCTAAACTTACCGCCTCGTGAAACAGCGTAAAATCATCATCAAAGGTTTCACCGGTTGTTTCCGGCTCATATTGCTTAGCATTTTTGCTATATTCCTCAGCCGCTTTATAATAAGCCGCCTCAGCCTCCTCAGCGGTCATACCTCTATAATCAATACCGAGCATATCCATTTGTTCAGCCAAGCTATTAACATAATCAATAACCGATTCTGTGTTGCCCTCTTGATATTGATAGCGCTTTTTGCCAAACAATTCAGCGTCTATTGCGTCTAACAAATCCTGTATTGTCGGACGTTCAGACTTGCTGGAAAAATAGCCGTGTTCCCAAGCCGCCAAAGCCATATCATCAAAACTGTTACCGCTTTTATTGTTGATAAGCCCAATACGTTGCTTTTGTGCGTCCATATTTTTCAGCTCACCGCCAACATCTTTTAAGCCGCCGCGTTTGATAATAAACGTAATCAGGCTATCACCCCTGTTTTCCTTTTCAATCTTAGCAACTTTGTTGTATAGCTTATCGTCAACCAAAGCCTCAAACGGATTAACATTTTGCGGATTGATTTTTTTAGACTTCCTAACGTTTTCTACTTCTTCTTTGTAGTTCAAAACGCCCATAATGGTTTGCACGCGTTTATTAATTGCCTTGACAGATTCCTCAGCCCCTTTGTTTTCAAACCATTGCTTTGCCGTTTCAGCGTTGAAATTTGCCGTCTCCAAATCACCATAACGCGCACGAGCCGCCAAACCTTTGCGTAACGCTTTCTTTTGTGCCTCCGTCCAGTTTTCCGGCACAACGTTCATAATATCATCAATTTGCTGTTGGCGCTTTGTGTAGTTATCTGTTACCGGCACGCCATTCTTAAAGTCCTCATAGTTTTGCCGTGTCAGGTTTAAGTTCCAGCGCTTACGCACTTCCTCCGTGCTAACGCCCTCAGCCCTTGCAATCGCAACCGCGCGTGCCGCTAAAACACGAGCGGCATTATCAGCCACACCCCGATCATAACCGGCGGTGTCCATCTTATCAAAATATTCATTATAGGTTTCATTAAAGCCATTACGTGCATCAATATAGTTTGCGGCAATATCAATGGTTTTATCAATATCCTCATCACTCATACCGTATTTTTCTTTAAGCATAGCACGTGTATCAGCGCTCAGGCTTTCAGCGGTTAAACCGTCCGGCATAACATCAATCTCAGATTCCTTGCGTAACAACTTTGCAATTTCTTCATCATACGCCGCGCCTTGTTGCAATAAAGCCTCTTGCACGTTATCAGCCACAATTTGCACTTCTTCATCGGTCAATTCCGGCGTATTTTCCTTAATGATATTTTTAATAGCACCGTTATCTTGCGCAATCTTTTGGTTATAAATGCTTGTGCCTATTCCGCCAGCACCAGCACCGGAAACAGATCCGGCGGCAAAAGCAAACAAACTTTGGCTTAAAACTTCATCAAAACTGTAACTGGACACATCATTGTAGTTTTCCCACAACATACCGGCACCCTCTTGCAAAAATTCCTCACCGCCCTCAGTAACAGCGCCTTTAGCCGCCGCACCCCATAGGCTTTGAGGGTGTCGGGAGGCAATTTTACCAATAGCCGAGCGTCCGACTTTGCTTTGTATGGTTTTTGCAATAGAGGATTGAATAACTTTATTGCCGAGTTGTTGAATAGGTTTAATCTTTGCCACGCCAAGCAAGAGCCTATCACCTACAAATTCCAAGCTCCCCTCAATCGCACCAGCAACCGTAGCGTCCGTGCTTGCGTCATTTGCACTTTCACCGGCGGCAATAGCCTTATCAAAATATTCAGTGTCTTTGAGTGCCGCGTATGTTGCGCCAATCGTAGCCGCCGCAACTGTTGGGTTTTTTGTAGCAATCGCAACCGCCGCCGCCTCAGCCGTGCTAACAATACCGCTACTTGCGGCAATAAAAAATTTATCGGCATTATCCAGCTTTTCATCAGGGCGCATAATTTGTGCGCCTTTATTGAAAAACTTTTGCGTGCGCTCACGCAAGTTTTGGATATAGGCTATTTTTTCCTTTTGACGGCGGATAATTCCTTGCTTTTCTTCATCGCTCAATTCCTTATCGCCAAAGTAGCTCCAATCGCCGTTTTCCCAATCCTCAACCAGTTTCATACGTTTTTGATAGCGCAAGCCCTTATCCAACACAAGTGAATCCACTAATTGCCCAGCGTGTTCAACAACCGCGCGGTCAAAGTCTTGAAAAACTTCCTCAATAGATGATCCAACAATATCTACACCAGTCCAAACCTTGCCCCAAAACGAACCTTTATCTTTGCCGCCGTGTTGCGTATCAATCGCAAATTTAGCGTCCGTTGCGTCCATACCGAGCGGCACATTATACATTTTTTGGCTTTCGGCGTCCATAACGGATTGAGTCAGGGGCTGTGTTTCCTCAATTTCCCATTGCGGCTGGTTAGCTTTATTATCCGTTGCAACCGTATTTTCAATTTCCCAAGCCATTATTTTTGCCCTCCAAATTGTTTGTATTTTTCATAACTTACTTCTTCAACCGTGCCATCAGCACGCACCAAACCGTATTTACCGCTTGCGGCGTCATACGCTGTGCCTTTATAGCGTGTGTCGCTAACCGGTGTGCCAAGCCGCGCATTATTGATATTATTGGTATTGCCAACCAAAGCACCACCATCAAGCACCTTGTTTGGCTGTTGCTCCGGCGGTATGCTTGATAAAAAGCCAAATCTATCATTTGCCATTTGCCGTATGGTGGTATCTTGTGCATTATTGAAAATAGCGCGTTTTTGCGAACCGTCCTCAAGAGCCACTACATCAGCAATATTATTGAGTCCGTTAGCTTTTGCCGCTCTTAAAAGATTGTTATTGTAAAGCTGGTAAGCTTTAACGCTTATACGTGCATTATTTGCCGCGTCAGCTTTTAATTCTTTTGATAAGCTTTTGCCTTTTTTTGTGCGCTTGGCAATTTGTTTGGTGTTTTTCAGCCAACCGTTCTTTTCCAAATAGTCTTTAACCTCACTCATTCCCAAATCACCGGTAAACCAACCAAAATTATCAGTTGAAAGTTTATCAATTTGCCGTCCCCACGTATCATTTAACGGCATAATAATTTGATCCAAAACCTTTTTACCCTCTGCAACGCTCATTGCCTTAACCGCCAAAGCATTATAAACCTTATTTTGCAGTTTGGCGTAGTCTTGCGGTGTAGCCTCAGCATTGCTGGTTATTTGTGCTATTTCATCATAAAGATTTTCCTTAATCATAACCTTTTCGTTTTCGTCCGGCTGTAATAGTTTACCATAACCGTTTAGCGACTTAATCAAGCTTTTATACTCTTTACTTGCGCCTTTAGGCATACGGCGGTTAATTTCCGCAATACTCAGGTTATTTGTAGAGCTTTGGTTTAATAAATCGTATTCACTATGCAACTGATTAAAGGTGTCCAAATACTCTTTTTGCCTTTTCAAACCTTGTATTTTAGCGGTTGCAAATTCCTTTAATTGTTTGCGTTCGTTTTCGTCCGGCACTTTTGCCGTGATAGCGTCAAGAGCTGTATTTATTTCTTCATCGCTCCAATCCTCCGGCGAGCTATCCAAAAAATTGTTAATGCTTGCCGCTGTTCTTTTTTTATTGTAGTCCTCTAAAGCAACATTATATTCATATTGACTTATAGAGCCGTCTTTCAACATACCGTTCAAGTCAGAAACAATACGATTATCAATTTCAGCCGCATAAGCAGGGTTAGCACTTGCCGCCAATTCTGCCGCCTTATCACGTTCACGAGCGGCGCGCAATCTGTTTTCACGTTGCAAATCTTGGGTTTGCTTAAATCTCAAATTCAGTAAAGCCTCTTTATCGTCAAGCGCCGTCATAGATTGATATTCGCGCGCAAAACGACTATCAATATTTTTCCCATACTTTTTATTGATTTTTTCCATTGCCTTTTCATACGCCGCCTCACGCATACGAGGCTCAGCAATAGCATTAGCCTCATTGAGTGCGTTTTTTTGCTCCAAAGCACGGTTGGTATAATCTTCTTTCATATCACGCTTAGCCGCCTCATAGTCAGCCTTTGCATATACCTCCAATGCTTGATTGCTAAAGTCGGTTAAATTGTTCATCAAGTCAGCGGTTGCGTCGTATTGTTCAACATAGTGTTGGTGTGGGTTTTTAGCAGTTGGGTTTGCCCTAACTTGCCGTGTATATGTATTCTCTAAAGCCATTGCTTATTACTCCTATTCTTTAAACATTCCGCCAGCAACTGCCGTATTTAATGCACTACCGGCGCCGCCGATAATTGCATTTAACCACCGATTTTTTTTAGCATTTTTGGCATTTGCTAAAAGTTGGCTTGCCTCCGTTCTTGATTTTTGCGCCTCATACATTGTAGCAGTATAGGCTGTATGATTATTGTAACGAGCCATCATATTATCAAGTTCAGCCTCTTGTTCAGAGCGCATTTGCACGTCAATCAGTGTGCCGCCGGTAACGCCGCTTTGTGCGGCTGTTGCACGTAACCGTGAAAGTTCCAAATCGCGTGCTTTTCTATCCATATCCTCATTATAAGCGTCCGCATTAGCTTGTGCCGCCGCGTTACTTTCGTAAATATCGCCCTCAAGATTTTTTAAGGCGGCTTGTTGTTTCAACTGTTTTATTTGTGAATTTGTTTGAACTAAACTATTTGCAAAATTCAATCCAAAACTTGCCGCCGTAGCCGCCGCTAAAACCGGTAAAACCATTTCAAACCTCCCTTAATAAACTTCAAATTCAAATACAATTGCCTGTAAAACAAAAGGTAACGGATATGGTTGCACAAATATAATTTGTTCCGCCTCCGTATAATCGCCGTTAAAGGGTGAAAGCTCAATATCGCCACTGTATAATGGTATCGGATCATCAAGCGCATCACCGCCGGAACGGCTTAAAATATCTTTCAGACTATCCATTGTATCACCACTTTTACCGCCCATAGAGTTATAAACCCTAAAGCCAATTTGATTAACGCGCTTAATACGCGCCCTTGCACTTGTTTCACCATCACCCTCAAGTGGTGTTGGTATTATTACGCCTTTATACGGAAGTCCCACAACCGCAATTTTACTTTCGCGTTGCAAGGTGACTGTCCACGCGCCATTTACAAGCGTTACTTCTTGCTCCGGTTCAATACCGCCCTCAGAAACAATGCTAACCGTCCTACCGGCTAAATGATCCAAGCCAACATTTATAACCGTAAATGCTGTATTGCTGGTATAAACATTACTTGCGTCCAAGTAACAAGCCTCTTTTTGCGCCTCTAAAAGACTATCAATACAATACTGCTTATACGCCGCCGCCGTTTCAAAGTCTGCTATTGTTTTTGAGAAAAAGCCTTGAAAAGGATTTTGCAAAAATTCAACACCATAATTGTCAACTTCAACTTCATTGATAATTTTTTTGCGTTTGACACATACGGCAAGGTTAGCACTATCGGCGGCAATACTCACGATTTCGCCGTCTGTTTTTAATCTATACCAAGCCAAACCCTCTTGTGTTGGGTTATATAAGCAACAAGAAAGTGCGCCATTATCTTTAAGGCAGTAAATAACATCAAACGGCTCTTTAATTCTTGCCATATCAGTTATACCCTCAACGCAAATATGCTTGGCGTATGTCTGTATCGTGTCACTGTCATATTGATAGCTGTTTGCATTATATGACAGCGTATTGGCGTTTGCGCCGGTAATATCTATAAATACAAATCTTTGTCCGATTCGCACCGGTTGAATCCGGCGGCAACCATCGTGCGTTTGTTCAAATGAGCGGCAATTACTTACATAGAATAAATCGCTGGTATTGCTTTCACCAATAGCTACAATATTGACATCAGTGCCGCATATTAAGTCTTTTGCACTTTCCAGCCACTTAATAGAGCCAACCGTTACACCGCTTGAAACATTAAAGCTAAAGCCTGTTTCATAGGTAATTGCGCTATAATCTTTTTCCGCAAAGTTTTCAAAATCATCACTCCAGCTAAACCATACCCTGTTGTCACGCGCCACACATAAACGTTCGCGGTGAAAACAACCGCAGGTAGGGTAGCCATATTCTTCACACCAACTGCCAAATTTCCACTTCCACGTAGCACGTGTATTACCGACTGCCGCAAACGGTATCGGTAATAAAACTTTTACAACCGCGCTTTTCCCGTCTTGAGCAATACTCACAATTTTACCTATACCATAACCGCAATCTTCATAAATCCAGTTAAGTTTACCGTCCGTTGCCGTTCCCTCGGTATGTTTTGGTGCAGTATCACCGGTAGTGCCAGACGCGGCGGCTTTATAGGTTTTATAATTCACAACAACGCGTTGATTTTGCGTAACGCTTTTACCCTCAGCCCAAGTATATATTTCATTAAAGTTGATAGGTTCAATATAAAATAAACCGCCGATATGTCCGGCTTTAAAAATTGCATTAGTGCAGGTAATAACCACGCTATCACCGGTTTGAGCGCTTGCATAAACCCTTACCTCATCATCAGTGTTTAAATCCTCAAAACCGCCATCTTCCGCATAATCAACTTCGTTAATACTGAAAGAGCCGTTAGCATTACGTTCCAAGCGCATAACCGGATATTTTTTTTGCGTTTGAAACAAATAAATAACATCGCCGCTTTGTGCTGTTTTAATTGCCGGTGTGCCATCTTCGTCAAATAAATCATTGAGTAAATACGGTGTAGTTAATTCAACCGGATTTTGCCCACCATCAACCAGCAAAACGCCATCACGATAAAAACGCATATACCGGTTGCCCAGTTCCATAATATAAACATCGGTGTCATTATATGCAAAGCGCAAAAGTAAAGCTTTAGAGTTATTTTTTGTTTGGTGTGCATAATTCATACCGCCGCGGTAATATGCCGCGCCTTGTATGGTTAAAATCATATTATCACATACCTTACAACCGCTGTTTACTTTGGCTATATCATCACGCCCATAGAGATCAGGGCTTATTTCCCCTGTATTAAAGGCGCGTAAAACTCTTTTTTGCACCATTATTCAACTCCCCATTCATCAATTATACGCCCACGTAACCAGTTGCCTGTTGGTTTCGGACGTGCCGGATATTCCAAAGCATTACATCTTAAAGCGTCATCAATCGCCTCTGCGCGTTGGCGTTGTAAAGTGTCGTATGCTGTATTACTTTGTTTAATTCGTTCGCAACAAGAAATTGCCAAATCAAGTGCCAATACCTTACAAAAGCACGCGTCATAGTTGGCTACATCTTCATTACGGTATTTATATTCAATTATCAGTGGTGGTTGGTAGCGTGTATAAATCTTATTGCCGCGTATTTTGTAAAAAGGGCTGTAATGTTCGGTTAATTCAACGCCTGAATAACCTGTAAATCTGTCATTTATGCTTATAATTCCCAAACAATCACTTGGGGTTTGATAAATATATTTAAAATCTTCATATAAAATGCTGTCGCTTTCCTCTAAAAAAGCCGCTGTATCTCTCTTTATGCAACAATTCCAGTTATAAGACCTTATTAAATTGTCGCGCACCATACGATAAGCCGCTTGCATTTCCTCCGCCGCATTTGTTTTATCCGTAACAGAAATATTATGCTTACCACCCAGCGCACGGATTGCCGCGTTGATAATATCCAAATCAGTTGTGCAAGTTGCTGTCATTTGTAAAAATCCTTTAAATCATCAAATTAAAAGAGGGGGTTTATAGCCCCCTCCAAGGTTTAGTTATTAGACGTTTCGGTTGCCGGAGTTTCAGCCGGTTGTTCATTCACTGCCGGTTGAGCTAATTCAGCCTCTTTTTTAGCGATTTCAGCCGCTAAGTTTTCAGGACTCAATATATGCCAGTTGGCAATTTTTAACTCTTTGCCGCGCAAACGTAAAGCCTGTTCCTGTTCACTAACAACCTTTTTACCATTACCGCTGGTTTTGGTTGCCGGAGTTTCAGCCGGAGCCGCACCCTCACGTATAAAGTTGGTATTATCGTCTAAATTAATGTTTGTATCTAAAGTTTCCCCTTTGCGATAAAACTTAAAATTCCAAACAGTATCATTTTTAGCAGTATATTTAGTCATAGCTTACCCCACTACAAATGGAATGACTTTTATCTTTCCGCTAATACCGCTATCGTTACTGGCGAAAGCAACTTTAGCATAGTCTTTAACGTAGGACGGAAAGCCGATTTCAGCAATGACTTCACCCTCTGCGAAAGTGGTTGCCGCCGCCATTGTGCGAGTATGAGAGCCTAAAGAGCTATACTCACCGGAAACGGTAGCGCATTCGGTAGCAGTCAAGGTAACTGTTTTACCATTGGCAATACTGCAACCACCCTCACCGGCAACGGCTTGAGCGTAAACGTGCCCAAGAACGCCGCCAACTTTAATGCCGCGCGTAGCGGAAACGGAAGTTGCCGCGGTTGCCTCGTCAATAAAGTTTTCGTGATAAAATCCTATTTTCATATTCTTTATCCTTTTCAAAAAAAATTAAAATAAATAGAGCCGTCAATAAGGCGGCTCTATTGGTTAGAACGGCATACTAAATGCAGATTCAGTGCCGCGTAACATTGTGTTGGTGCCGATAAGCGGTATATCGTTCCATTCTTGAACGACATTTTTAATCTTATCATCAGCATAGACAGTGCGTAATTTTTCATACTTAAACTGTCCAAGGTGAGTTTTCATACCGCGGTTCATTACCAAGATTGTATCAGACGGATCTGCCTCAATTCTATCAAGCAAATCATCAATCATTGCCGCCGTAACATCGTGAGAGTTAGCCGGATCAATATTAACAATCATACCTAAGCTGTCCGGACGTGCAACCTGATAACCCAAATAAGCTTTCCAAGTTGCCTCGTAACCGATTTTACCGCTGTTAGAGCCGCTGGTAATTTTATGACGTTCACCGCCACAGAGCCAATCCATAACCATAACTTCATCTTTGTTTTCACCAATCGGGGAAAGCAAACCGCAGTTTTCTTCTTTATTTTGGCGAATAGCCATAATAGAGTAGTTTGTGCTACCGGTTCCTCCGGCGTTGATAATGGTTCTCTTGGTTGCGTCAGAGCCAACCAATTTATTATACTGATAAGCCTTTTTATAAAGGTGTTCGTAAATAAAGTGGCGTTCTGTTGCTTTACCGGCGTCATTTAATACCGTCGGTGTGCGTTTAGCAAAATATATTTCTGCCGCTTTACCGCCATCGGTTGTATTGTTGGCAATCATCAAAGCTTTTTCTTCCGATACGCTCATTTCGCCAGCCAATACACCTAAACGCTCTTGTTTCATAATGGTTTCAATATCCATTTCAGCATTCGGAGCGTCCCATTCTCTGAAAGAAGCACCGCTTACGCCAGAAACTTCTTCATACTGATTGAATAAGCCGTGAGTTGCTTGCATAAACGGCACGGTTTTCAAAAACTTTAACTCTTTCATAAAGGAGTTAATAAGCATTTGTTGCGTTTTACTGTAACTCAAAGCTACCTGTTGCAATGTATCATTACTCATTTACATTTTTCCTATAAAATATGGAGGCTTAATTGCCTCCTGTTTAATAAAAGTATATCACCCTCGTTTGCGTGCGATATACCCCAGAAGGCTCTCACCATCATCGCTATTGCCGCCAGTAACGCCGCTATGGTCGCTCTGCGTTTTTCCCAATAACATCATCATAGAGAGTGCCGCCTCCACTCCGATTGTTTCGGAGATTCCCCTCAGTTTGTCCTTATCAAATCCCATTAAGGACAATCCTTTATTCACAAGACTTTCATTTTCCTTTTTGCTTTCGCCCCAGCCGCTTGAGATTTTATTATAACTATCGTCAAAGGCTTGTTGGCTTTGTTGTTCGTCTGCCTTAATAGCTGCAAGCGTATTATCTAAAACGGACTTAGCGGCAATAGGATCAAGTTGGCATTTATGAATAAAGTTTACCAAACTTTTTTGTTCTTCCGTGTCCATCGGCAAACCGTAACCGGTTGCCTCGTCAGGATAACCGCAAGATTTTCTAAATGCTAAAATCGCCTCAGCGTCATCAGCATTCGGAAAAACTAAACCCCCGGTGTCTTTATCACTAGGGGTTTGCGTTTCATTTCCGCCTGTTGTTTCCGGCGGTGTGGTATTATCCGCTGGTGGTGTTTCCGGCGGTGTGGTTGGTGTTTGCGTTTCATTTCCGCCGTTTACATCTTCGTTTTCTTTCATATTTAAGCTCCTAAATATCGTTTAACAATTTGCTCTAACGGTGTATTGATAAAGTAGTCAACTCTTTCAAGCACCGTAGCGCGCCCAGTAGCCACCAGCACCTTGTTTGTATCAAGGTTAGGTGTTTTTCCGCTCATATCCGTTGGTATGGATAAAGCGCAAAACTCTCTCAAATCTTGCATAACAACCGGATTTTTAGCCAATTCGCTGTAAGCCTCTTTCAGTTGTTCACACGCAAGTTTTGTATCTTCATATCTTTTTTTTGCTTTTGCCTCAGCGCTATTATCTGCCATAATTTACCTCCGCTAATAATCACCATTTGCCAAGCGGTTATCATATCGCGCACTAACATCACCAGCAACGTCAGCCGCCGCACTGTCTATTACTGCCGCTTGTGCCGCCGCATTATTAACATCTGCCTGTTGTTTTGATAAATCTTTATAATCATCTTCATCAACCAAAAGGTCAGCAGGCATACCATTTGCACTTGCAATGGTTGTCAGGCATTTATATCCGTTAAATGCAAGAGATATATGCCGGTCAAAGTTTGATAACATAACCGCCGCTTGCATAGTGGTTGCAATACCATTTGCCTTAATCAACTCTTGTGCCTTGTGTTGTTCGCCCTCATATTGAATAGCCGCGTATGGTTCGTCATTTTCCATAAGCTCCATCAGTTCAGGCGGCATATTGTCCGGTAATTTGCCTTGCCGCCGCATAATATCCAACTCACGCATAACCATCGGATCAAGTAATTCATTTTCAATCGGGAAAACGTTAATACTCATAATCATTGCACGTTCAAAAGCACGTTGGTTAATTTCGGTGGCAGTCATCTTACCCTCTTGGTAATACATCATATAGAGCGGAACAAGGTAAAAATCCTCAATTCCCTTAGCAAGCAATTCTTCCATCTCAACGCCCAGCCGCGTATTATCGCCGGTTTGTAACGGCTTTAACATCTCACGCCCCTCACTATCAAGCGTGCCAGCCATAATAGCACCGGCAACCGGCATTAAACCGCCAAAAGCCGCGTCATTTCGTGCTAAAAGTGGGGGATCAACTTGCTTTTCTGCGCTTTCAATCGTTGATTTACGCACTCTTTGTAACATCTTAATATCAGGCAAAGCCTCTAAAGATGGTGAGTTAGAATAAATATCACAATCCAATTCTTGATAACGCGTAAACATATAAGGGCAGGTGAAAAACTTACCGCTATCCAGCACCGCCGGTTTATTTATATCATTAAGAATAAGATAAGATTTATAGCGGTATTTGGTAATTTTCTTTTTACCTCTGCCTAAATCGGTAACAAGCTTATTTTCTTCTACCTCATCTTTACTTAATTTACAAACAACGTGAATAAGGCTTAATTCGGTAAATTTGTTAGCTTTTACCTTATCGTATATTTCACCCGGTATAACACTTTCCGGCTTAATACCTTTGCTTTTTAATTCTTCGCAAATTTCCCAAGCCGATTTTACGATTTTACGGTAACACGTTTTAATTGTGCCGTTATTATACAAAATAGGGTAAAAATCTTTAATATTTACCGCCTCATAAGTTGCGCCGTCACCGTCCTTATCTTCATCAACAAACACAACACCCAAGCCAAGTTTCCCATAGCCATACCAAGTTTTAATAATTGCTTTATTAAATCCGGCATTCGGACGATAACGCATTTCAAATACCGCGTCTGTCAGCTTTTCCAACCAAGAGGTAACTGCTTGCTTGTCTTTCAAGCGATTAAGCGGTGCGGTAAACCTATGCCATCTTTGGTTTGGCGGTGTAACGGTTGATTGTAGCGCCGCCACAAATTTTGGTAATGCTCTTTGTGCGGTTGTGGCATATATTTTTTCATTCCATACCTTTTTAGCCGCATATTTTTTGGTAATAAAAGCATTAGCCGGATCAATCATTTCTAAAATTGTCTGCCAAACACACTCTAAAGGTTTACGGTTGCTTTCCAGCTTACCCAAATCCTTAACATATTCACGTGCCTGTTCTTGGTTGATTTCAAACATATTAGACTCCTAACGTAGAAGATTGCCCCAGTGTTTTGCTATTAATCATAGGCGCACCCTCACGTCTGCGACGTGTAATGCGTTTACGCACATCGCCCACATATTCAAGCAAGCCATCAACATCATCAACCGTTACCGGTTGGCTGGAGGTGGCACTAACATTTTCAGCTACACGTCCATTATCCGTAATAGCGCTTGCCTCGCGCAATGCCTTTTGTTCAGGGGTTTCTTCCTCTTGTTGAGATTGATTAACCCCATTAAGCAGATTTTTTATACGAGATTCCCCTATTTTTTGTTGGTTTAATTTTGCGTGTAACTTTCTTATTTTCCTAAAAATTCTTGAAAAAGACATCTTCTACACCCCCAAAGCGGTTGTGCCACTTAATTTATTAGCATCGCCGTTGACACTACCGGCGGTGTTATTTGTGCTTGCTCTATTACGCCGCGCTTTACGTGTGCGTAAATCGCTCACATATTGCAACAAACCGTCTGTTTGAATATCGGTAACAGGCGTATCTGTTGCTTTAACTTTATCCAGTATGCCGGTGTTTACAATAGCGTCCTTGCCTTGTAATCCAACCGTCCCGAATGTTGCTGTTTTTGTAAGTCCGTCCGCTACACCTTTAATATCGCCCTTAGCCAAACTTGTAACAGTTTTAACCGGTGCTTTAACGACATTACTAACAGCCTTTGTAACCGATTTAACGGCTTTCTTTATACTAAAACCCATTGTTTTACTCCATTAATAAGCCTATCACCCCCGATTATACATAACGGTTTGATAAGGCATTGCGTTATTATTTGGGAAAATACCGTTTATATCAAACAGCCTCCCCAGTGCGTCAATCATATCATCGTGATTAACTGCCGGATATTTCAAATATTCATCGTCAATGAACATTTGTGTAAAATCTTTAATTTCACCGTCCACCGTCATCATTGGCAACCGTGTCGGAAAATAGATTTTTCCCTGTTCAAATAGTGGTTGCAAACGTTCAATTCTTTGCTTTTTAGCCATTGCGCCACCTAACCGGTTAATATTAAACCGATAATGCCTTGTTGTCATTTCAGCCTCAATATGTTCACGGTCAGCTTGTTGTCCGTAGCTTTCATACCAAACAGCGTTTGGTTTATACATATCAACCAGCCTAAATAACCAGTTAGTGCGCTCCGTTAAGTTAAGTCTATCACGTATGCCATCAATTACATAATAATTGCCGTCCTTACCAAACCCCAACACAAGCATTACGGTATAATCGCTTTTCTTATCTTTAGAGCTTGCCGGATCAACCACAATATAGCGGTTCATAGTTTCCCAGCCCTCACCATTATAATATTTCAACCATTCCGGCATAAAATAACGGTTATTGGCAATAGATGGATCAAGTAGCATTTGCGTCCCGAATGTAGCCGCCCCCATTTCAACACGCTTTGCTTTCAAATCCTCCGGGGATAAGAAAACGCTGGTGTTAAAATCCGTTGCGTCAGTCATTGCCGGATATATACGCGGTGTTACCGAGCCATCTTTAATAATTTCATTATAGGTATCGTTATACGCATAAAAAGTGCCTATCATTATTCTTTTTGCGTCCGCCGAGCCTAAGTTAAGACTCATACGAAAAGCCGCCGTAGTTTTCAAAATTTGCTCCGGTGTATTAACACTTTCCAGTGTAACCAAATCATCATAGATAAGTCGGTCAAAGTGCATACCGGTTGGCTGTCCCTCAACCACGCCGCAAGCCTCAACCGTCATTTCCTTACGTGTTGAGTTGCGTTTTACGCAAATTTTATCCTCTGTCCATTTCGGGCTTTCCTTTTTCGGATCGGCATATAATATTTCAGGAAACAATGCCTTTAATAAAACATTTGTTTCCAGTGCATTCTTAATTTGTATCACAAACGCCCTAGCAATCGGCAATTTGTGTGAAAAAATCCCGATTGTCACTTCGGGATTATTTAATATTTCAAATATTGTGTAGGCAAATGTTATAATTGTGCTTTTGAAATGTCCGCGCGCCCACAAATCTAAGTAGCCGTAGGGGTTTTTCTGAAATTCCCTACACCTGTCTAACACCCATTGATTATTGGCAAAACTAACTCCAAGCACATACACCAGCAAAAAGAATAAATCATTTTTCGCCAGCGTCCTCCACGCATTCACTCTTTCCTTGTCGGATAACCGCATTAATGATTGCATTAATTCCCTGTATTGCGGTATCTGTTGGAGCAATATCAATTTTTCCATTGTGCTTTACCTCAGTTGCGCCACTTAAATCTACATTAACCTTTTCCCCATACTTTTTAGGACTCATACGCGCCATCGCAAATTTCCGTGTTTCAATTCTTAACTTTGCTCTTGCCACTTCCTCTTTATCGGCAGGGCAACCATCGGCAATATTCAAGATTTCATCAAAGAAATAATCCGCACGCGCCGCTTGCGCGTCCGTGTAGTTCTCACGAAACTCATCACTATTCAACCATTCATAAACCTTAGTTAAAGGCAATCCGTGCTCCGAACAATAATTACGCAAGCTCTCACCATTTCGCATAGCCTCAAAAATACGTTCTGCGTTTGCCTTTGTTTTCCACTTTGCTTTTGGTCTGCCGTTCTTTTTTTTAGATTTTTTAATGTCCTTTTCTTTTACCATAATGTTACCCTCCAACCTATGTAAAGGCGGTGTGGTTGAGTGCGCCGCCTTTACTGGAGCTTATCCCTAGAGCGTTGCCCTAGTGTTATGCCAAACAAAAAACCGCAGGAGGTTTCAAATCTCTTGCGGTTTGACTAAGGTGTAATCACCCAGCCTACATTTTTTATACTTTAATTAGCCCGATTTTGTAAAGTCTGATTTTGTAAATAAATGTAAAGTCTTTGTAAAGTGGTGTAAAGTGCCTGTATAAATCATTGATTTACCTTTATTTTATGCTATAAAATACCTTTTTCAACCTTGTTTTCTGTCTATTTTTTAACTTTTCATCTTGACAAAAAGCCGTTGCAATGCCTTATCCATATAGATTTTCAGCCATTGCCGTGTAAATTTCGTTTTATATTCTACCACTTTCCACGGCAACGGACGCTCACGCATACGATAGCTCAACAATCTATACTCAAATGCCGTTAATTCGGGGATATAATAAATATCCATATACCAGCAATCAGCAATATCTTCCGGGGTTGGCGCGAAGTGCCGGTTTACATTTTCTGCGTCCTCATCGTTCGGCTCACTTGGGACGAGTTGCCATAAGTGATTTTTAGCATACCCCGGCTTTTGCACGTCCGGCAAGGCGCGCCAAGTTTCAAAATAACGCGTTAATTCGTATTTTACATCTTCAATGCAAGTAACTTTTCTAATCATTTTTCTTTAATCCCCCAAAATTCTCAACCAGTAAATAGACAGAAAAATAAGGCACAAAGCCAAAAACGCGCTCCTTATCCCTTGCCGAGCCAGCGCCGCTAGGCGCAATAAGCAATCGTAAGATTGCGCACATCTTTTTGCGCGTTGTAGCGCAAAACCTCCAAAATGCTTGTAAAGCGTAGTCTTTGCAAGGGTAAGCCGTTAGGCTTGTCCGCAAAGGCACGCTTGGTAACAAGCATTTATCCACACAAGCAGGGGATTTATCCACAGCTTGTGCAACCTTTTCCTTTTTCCCATACCCTTTTTCCATATCCCTTAAACCTCTAACCTCATACCTAAAACCTTAACCCTTTAACCAACAACCCATAAAATATATTTTTATTTTTCTTTTTGGTTCTTTTTCTTTTGTTTTTTGCCGCCCAAAAACCCAATGGGTTTATGTTTTGCATTTTTTGCACCCAAATAACCCAGTGGGTTATCAAAAATTTTTCAAAATCGGTTTTATTGGGTTTTCGGCACATTTTTCACCTCATATTAAAAAATCATATCCCAATGGGTTTTTTGGGTTTTATTTTTTACCCAGTTTAACCCAGTGGGTTTTTTATGTGTGTTTTTTAACCCAGTGGGTTTATTTGGGTTTTTAACGGTATGCATTTGTCTTACGCCCTCTACCTTTACTCTTTTTGCCATTCTCTTGGTTGCGCTTTTTTATAGCCTCATAGCGGCGAACATTAGCGTCCATTGTTTCCTTAAATATTTTAAATAACACACGCGCCGCCGGTGATAATGTTTTTACGTCCACCGCACCGTGCATATTATAGTCGTGCATAGCAATAAAGGTTTCTTTAAAAAGTTCTGCGTCCTCTGCACGCATAGCCTCAACGCTTGCCGCAGGGACAACCCAACCCTTTTTTCTTTCCTCAATTACTTCTTCTGCAATTTCCTCAACCATTTTTGACTCCCTATAAATTAAAACTAAATTGCGCGGCGTTTGGCTTGCCGTGCTTTGCATTAAATTCATTAAGCCTATTACGAATAATAGCCACGTATTCAGGCTCTTTTTCAATCACAGTGAATCGTCTGCCTAAGTTGCGTGCCGCCACCGCGGTTGTGCCACTACCGGCAAACGGATCTAAAATCAAATCACCTTTGTTTGTAAAATACTCTATAAACGGATACATTGCCTTTAGCGGTTTTTGTGTTGGGTGTTCCGTTCTTTCGTTTCCGCTACATATAGGCAATATAATATAATCCGGCTGTTGCCCATTCTCATAATTAAACGTCAGCTTTCCATCGGGCTTTTGCAACATTACAGCCGCCTCCCAGCCGTTTTGAAATTTCACCTTGCGCGCTTGCGGCACAGGATTTTGTTTTATAAATGCAAAATATCCTTTACACTTAAAGCCGTATTCGGTTTGTAAGTAGTGAGATAAAAAATTTATTCTGTCTTTATCAAAAAACGAAACAAGCATACCCCCCCCTCTAAGTTTTGGCACGCATAAATCAACCCACCGCTTTGTGAAATCCATAAAGTCATCAAAACCGGCAAATTTATCCCATTCACCAAAATTATGTGTAATAGCTTTAGCTTTTCCAAACTTTTGCCCGTTGCCTGTTCGGATTATTGTAGTATCGTTGGCAATACCGTAAGGCGGATCAGTCAGTATCATATCAACACTGCTGTCCGCCACGGTGTTCAACAACTCAAAACAATCCCCCTCCAATATACACATAATCTTATTCGCTCCAGCGGTGGTGTTACATATCCAAAGCTCTGCAATATAAATCAGTCAAAATTTCCTGTTCGCCTCTGTCTGCTGTATTCATCTTACGCAACTTTAGAACAATACGCATAATCTTCACATCAAAACCGGCGCTTTTAGCCTCAGCGAAAACATCGCGTATATCCCCATTTAAGTCGCTCTTTTCTTCTTCCAGCCTCTCAATGCGTTCAATTAAAGAACGTAACCTATCTTTGGCAATACCGCCAACCTCGGCGTCCTTTTGTGCGACACACTCCATAACCGGCTCATCTTCCGGCTCCGGTTTCTTATCCAAAACCTTGCCAATTCTTGTTTCGCTGTATTTACTGTTATTTTCCATAGTCTTTTGCTCCTTTTCAAAATTAAGTTTCTTTTCCGCCAGCACATCACAAAGGATTTTGCGGCGCTGTTCTTCTGCTTCCGGCGCACAAATCCGCGCATAATCATCAACCGTGAACGGATAAATAGGCTCACCCATCTTTATCAGTGTTTCGCATTTCATCATATTAAAGTGAATCGCCATATTGATATTAACGCCTTTTTCACTCATAGCCTCATAAGTGGTGTCAGTATCAACTTTAAGGGCGGCTTGCATATCCGTTATATATTCCGCCAAATTTTTGCGTTCTTCTTTTGTCATATAAGCAACTGCACCCAGCATTTATTTCCTCCCTGTTGCCTTAAATAATGAATCAATAAACGTTTCCTTAAATTTTTGTTCACGAGCGGCGCGTTGTTGGTTAAACGTTTCCGTAAGGTTTAGAGCTATCTTTGCTTTTTTAATCGCCTCTTTATTACCGCCTAAGCGTAACATTTTACCATCATCGGTTAATATTGTTACCTCAAAGGCTTGTATATTAAAGCGTCCGGCTTTAACCACCGCATTTTGTAACTCTTTATACATATCACTCATCGTCATCATTCCATACTTCAATAGCCGTGCAAGCGGCGCATATCGCTACAACCAACACAAGCAAAAAACTATTGTTATAACTACCACCATTTGTTCACCGCACCTAAAATACCCACGGCTACGATAAGCAAAAAGATTGCCAAACTGCCCCATAATGGCGCTGTTACAATCCACCAGCTCCAGCTAACCACATTACAAAGTTTCAGCACGAGAAATACGACAAATAAAATTTCTAAAAAAGTTATTTTCATAATACCACCTTGCGTTGTTTCGTAAATTTATTCACAAACTCTTTAACCAGTGCAATCAGCTTTTTATTGCCTTTATAGCCTTTGGTTGCGGTTTTGTAGCAATAATGCCGTCCGCTCTTAATTTTCCACAGTGTCATTTTCATTATCCTTTTCAGTTTCGTTAATGTTGTAAAAATCGTTAGGCTCAACTTGCCCACCGCTCCACTCATAGATTTTTTCTATGGTTTGGCGGCTAGGCATAACCTCACCATTTACCCAACGCCGCGCAACACAATGGACAACATTAAAATCACGTGCCAAATCCGCCACACGCTTGTTGGTTTGTTCTAAATATTTTTGAAGTGTCATCATTATTTTTTTACCTCCGTTACTATAATGTTCATAAAAAGAAAAAAATGCAACATAAAAATAATCATTTTTTGATTATTTATAAAAATTAAAGTGTCAATTAAAAGTAATTAACGCTAATTAAAAATAATTTTCTTGTGATTATTTTTAGCTACACCCTTATTTTTATTGAAAAATAATCACAAAAAGATTATAATTATTCCAAAAAGAGGTGATAAGTATGGAAAATAACCGCATTAAAATATTAAGAAAGGCACACGGTATGACTCAGGTGGAGCTTGCCGAAAAGTTAGGTGTTGCCCAAGGCACAGTTCAAAAACTTGAAAACGACCAAATAGAGTTTAGCACTAACTGGATGCGGAAAATTGCAACAGTGTTAGAGGTAGAGCCTTATGAATTGTTGCCTCTTGATATGCAACCAAAAGAAACAACGCCGGAAGAAAGGGAAATGTTGCGCACTTTCCGCAAATTCACCGCTCCACAAGGCGGAAATAATGCAAATATATCTCAAACGCCACAAGATAAAAAACATACTCCGCAACCGAGCAAACCACCGCATAAATCAAATGAAAGATAATTAAAATGAAAAAAGTTTGTCTTATATTGCCGTTTCTTTTATCAGGTTGTTTTATGTATAATAACTTAAAGCAAGGTGTTGAGTGTTCGCTTGATAGCTCAAAATGCACAGAGTATGAGTCGGAAATTGACACAGAACAACAACGTCTTAACTCTATGCAACAGCAAGCCGAAAATCTTATTGCTAATAGGTGTATAGAAATTCATCATACGAAAAAAGGCACTATACCATATATGGATTGTCAAGAACGTGTTGGTGGTATGTATCGTATAGATCTTAAATATGATGGTATTGAATCGGCTTATAAAGAATTGAAAAATACACTATACGACCAAGAAAAAACTTGTGAAAACTATGGTATGAAAGCAGGAACATCAGCATACGCAACCTGTATGCAAAGGCGTGAGTTAAGTTATATGAGAATAAGAACAGCAAGAACAGAACGGCAAGCACAAAAACTAAATAACCGTGTAAATTGCCAAACACAAACGATTTTTGGAACAACTTATACCACTTGTGAATAAAATAAATTAACTATTTTTTAATAAAGTTGTATCTTTTTTTATGATAAACAACCTGTTATAATAAAAAATTTTCCACCGCGTAAAGCCTTTATTTACGCGGTTTTCTCTATCTGTTTATAAAAATAATCACAAAACGATTATTTTTTTACTTGACATAATAATCATAATACGATTATAAATAATTTCAGTTAATACTAATTAAGGGAGATTAAAGTTATGTCAAACGAAAAAATAGATTACAATAAAATGTTTTTACAGACGCGTCCAACGGAGTGGGATAATCCGGACAGTGTAGAAAGATCGCTCGGCTATAAAACAGACGAGTTTGGAGCAACCATACCGCACCAAATTTCAATTGATACTTGCGAGCGTATGAAAAATCGCACGCGCAAAATCCAGCGCATAAAGCTCAAAGATAATGTAAAAACTTTTACATTGTATGCTTGCGGTATAGCGGCGGTTATTTTCACCGCATATAATATGCACGCATACAACAAGTCTTTTGATAATTGCCTTGCGCTTTTAGAACAAATAGAAACAAACACAGCAATTTTAGACCAAGAAATTAACAGTTTGCGTATTTCTATGGGTGAGGTGGTTGACTATGAATAATTGGAAACCTTATCCGCAAAACAAGCCGGAACAAACAACCGAGGCACAAATGAAAGACTATGCAGTGCTTGTGCCAAATCCTAACCGAATTAACAAAACCGGCTTTAACGAGCATACGCCGCATTATCAAGTTTATCTTGCCTTTTGGCTGGGTGACAGATTCACCGATGAACAAATGCACGATCTCAACGTGCATTATTATCTCACATTACCATCACATTCATAAAGGAGGGCTTACTATATGGTAAACATATCAAAACTCCGCGCAGATTTAGAGGAGGCTTTACCTCCGGTGATTGCGCGCGCCAAAACCGAACATTACACCGGCGGCTTATACAAAGCAGAAACAATGGCTGTTTATGACAGCAAAGGTATAGGTGTTAAAGAGCCGGTGCGTATGCAAGGTGGCAAAATCGGCTACATCAAAGAAAATTTTATTGACTGGTTTATTTCAAGAGTGGAGGCGGCAAATGCAACTAACCAAAACAGCTAGAAAACTTACCCAGCAATATATGGCGCAAACATTATCCAAAGGCAATTATTATATCCTTATCGGTGGTAGTAAGCCGCAAGTTGCCACATATTGCCCACCGACTAACGCCCTTAAACAATACCGCGCCGAGCGGAAATTACCGCCGCCGCAACCACAATTACACTGCAACGGTGGTTTATTATTGGGCGCATTAAATACCGTATCAATTTTGGCACGTGTGCCGGATTATGAAAAAATAGCAAAGGAGGACGATAATGCTTTTGAAAGTTAAATATTTATTTCCGAATATCCCTGAACTTGTCAGTCGCGCCGGTGATAGTGGCTACGATATACGCGCCGCTATTGATAAGCAACTTATAATGCAACCGCTTGACCGTGTTAGCGTGCCAACCGGTATTGCTGTTGAAATATCCCATACCGACAGACTTATATTTGAAAATATAGATGGCACTTTTGTTCAGCCGCAATGTGAGTTGCAAGTGCGTCCACGCTCCGGTTTAACCAAGCGCGGCATATTTGCCCAATTTGGCACAATAGATGAATCCTATCGTGGTGAAATTTGGGTAACGCTTATAAATACCAGCAGAGAAACACAATATATTGAACCGTTGGAGCGTATCGCCCAATTGGTTGTTTGCCCTATATTTAAGCCAATAATCTACCGAGCAACCGAACTTACCCCAACCGAGCGCGGCACAAATGGTTTTGGCTCAACTGGGAGGGTTTAATTATGCCAAAGATGAATAAACAAGAAATTTTAGAACTCACCCACCGCGCTTTACAAGAATGGGCGCGCGGCACACGTTCACAAGAATTTAGAAATGTAGAGAGCCGCCAACGCGTGCTTAAACTTTTCACCACATATTGTATAGCACGCACGACTCAAAAGAAAAAGGAGGACTTAAATGCGGCTCAATCCATTTAGCAACACCACTGACAAGCGCATTATTCGCGCACTGGAGGACTTAGCTACCGAAAATTACGGCAATCCTTTTGGTGAGCTTGCGCGCGTCAAAATTAAGGCAAAAGAATTGTTAAAGCAACTTAAAGCAAAGGAGGTAAAGAAAAATGCACGTGTTCAGCAATCTTAAATACTTCATCAAACGCAATAAGCCGGTGATTATGCGCCAAGAAACTTTTGATATGCACATTATCGCCGCAATAGACAGGGCGCTTGATATGGCGGATAAAAACCGCTGGAGGGCGCTTAATCCGGTTTTGTGTGATTTAGAACGCTTACGAAAAAATACGTGGGATCAGGATAAAATCACCCATATACAGAATTGGCTAAGAGATAACTTTCATTTTAAAGGACGCAACAGTAATGACAATTAAAAAGAAAACCACCGCCGAAAAATTTAGAGAAATCAAATTATCGGACGTAGCAAAGGCAGATGACTTTGTAGATATACATATAGACGTGCCGGAAGATATGGAGGATTTTTTCAACAAGCACCAAAAAATTTTATTACCACGCATTTTACCGCTATTGGTGACAATGAATCTAACCAAGCAAGTTTGCTTTTCGTGTTATATCACCGTTAATGGCAAACGCTATGCTTTTGCTATCGGGGAAAGCAAACCGGACGGCACACCATTAAACTAACGGAGGGGTATTATGAAGAAAAGAGTTGAACTCGTCCATAATGAAACAAACCAAAAGTTAGTCGGTGAATTTTATGCCGAGCGCAACAAGCAGGACGAAATTATAATCACCCAGCGCGTAGGTAGAGATACTTTTATACAACTACCACTGGAAAATTACAGAAACTACTCAATACAGTTAAAAAAGGAACAAGAAAATGGCTAAATTTACAAAATCAACTATTAAGCCTAGAGGTAACATTCTTCTTATTAATGAGAAAAACCAAGTTGCGTGGTATCGTAACGGCTTTTGTTATTTTCCGTGTATTTGTGATTATACCGAGGCACTTGATGAAAAACCTAAGAAAATTGTTGAATTAGGCGTAATGCACATAGAAACTTGGTGTAAGAAATACTTACCCTTAAAGGATATATGCAACAAAGAATTATACGAGCAATTAGGCGGTAATACCGCCCATAATAAAGAAAGCGAAGTTTGGGAGGGGAACTAAAATGCAAAAATTTCAAGCAGGTATACACGGACAATATTATAAAGATAATGGTGATGACGCAGAAATATTACTTTGGCTTAATGATTTTAGATTAGAGAATCAAGAAAATCCCTGTATTAGCTTTACTCACGATGAATTGCTAAATGCTATACCGGACACACTAACAACGCACGAAGAAGAAACCTTACTTGATTGGTTTGAGGCAAATTTCGGCACAGATTGGGAGGAATGGTATAATGGTGATATTGATATACTCAGACAGTGCACTGGGCTTAAAGATATGAACGGTAACACTATTTTTGAGGGCGATATTGTAGAAACATACTACAAAGGAATTACAACCGGACAAAAGTATATTTACCATTGGGAAAGTCCGGCTTTTTATGTAGAGCCATTTGAGCACAATAAACCATCTGGTAGTCATTGGTTTTATTATGCCGTAGAACATAAGCGTTGCCGTATTATAGGCAATATTTATGAAAACAAAGAACTTATGAATGGAAAAGCCGATGACTAAACCTATTCTTGACGCTTGTTGTGGCGCTAAAATGTTCTATTTCAATAAAAACAATCCTGATGTTTTATTTATGGATAAAAGGGAGGTTGACACTTTTTTATGTGATGGCCGTAAATTTGAAATCAAACCGGATATAATAGGCGATTTTAAAAATATGCCTTTTGCAGATGAAAGTTTTAGCCTTGTTGTTTATGATCCACCGCATTTATATAAAGTTGGAAATAAGAGTTGGTTGGCTATAAAATATGGAAAATTGCAAAATGATTGGCCGAGCGAATTAAAGCAAGGTTTTAATGAGTGTTGGCGCGTCCTAAAGAAAGGCGGCACGCTTTTATTCAAGTGGAACGAAACAGATATACCAGTAAAGCAAATAATTGATTTATTTGGCATTGAACCTTTGCTCTTTAATAAGAGGGATAAAACACACTGGATAGTATATTTTAAGAGAGGTTAATAAGAAAATGGACAATCAAGGTATTGTTTTCGCAAAAGTCCCAAATAAAGTTTGGTATCGTGAGTATGAAATATACTACAATAAAAAATATATCGGCTTTATAAGCAGGACAAGACGGAAATATAATTATGAAGTTTTTATCAAATATGTTTTTACACCAATATTACGTAACGATGAATTTAAAACATTAAGAAAGATAAAACAAGCAATTCTCAAAAAAATACGTATGATAAAGGAGGTGTATGATGGCTAACATCTTAAAACTCGTCCTCACAGATCACTGGTTTGAGGAAATTAAGAGCGGACGTAAAACCCACGAATACCGCAAGGCCACACCTTTTTGGGCTTTAAGAATATTAAAAGCCGCAGGCGTAACTCACCACGCCCATCTTTACGCAGAACTGCTAGATGTTCAATTAAAAGAATATCCAAATGTTGAATTTCAAAAGGCTTATCGTAAGAATCCTGAAAGAATGGAGTTTAAAATTAAAGATATAACCCTTGTAATTGGTAAAGATACAGACCTTAAAATTGATGATCTTGTTTTTGATATTAAACTAGGGGAACGTGTAAAATGAGTTGTAGAAAATATGGTTTTTTAAGCCCTAAAAATCTTTCCAATATTGATGGTGTAGTGCCTACAATATGTTTTGACGAAGAAAGCCATAATTGGTGGGAAGTGAGTATATGGAAACATATTTGCAGTGGTTATGATATGATGGTTTGTAGCGCGGAGGCTCGCACTTTAAGACTTGCCAAGAAAAAAGTCTTCAAGCAATACAGGAAAATTAAAAAGAAAGGTTTTGTTAATGATTAAAGTAGGGCAGATATACAAAGACTTGACAGGTAAAGTATTTGCTATTGTGGAAATATTTTATATGTGTGAAGAATACGGTAAAGCACATAAAATAGTTAGAGTTGCTTTTCCCGATGGGAGAGATACTTGCTTTCCGGCAGAATCAATACCGTATAATGTTCTAAAAAATGGGCTTGTTGCGGAATATTCCAGTTGGAATGAAATTAAAAATAGTAAGGAATTTAAATTATGAACGAACTTTATAAATGGCTTGACGATTTACAAAAACAGGGCTTTGAATCCATTATAATTACAGAAGTCTTAAATAAGATTGCCCAAATACAGCGTAATAATAGAGTGAGGAAGTTTAAGCGATGAAAGTATTGAACTTGTATGCCGGGGTTGGCGGCAATAGAAAGCTGTGGGGGGGGGTAGAAGTAACCGCTGTTGAATTAAACCCCTCCG